ATCACGTATTAGAGATGCGATAGAACAGGTCCGGCCAGTGAACCATGCAGGCCGTGTTTCTGAGTTTGGTCCAGCTCATTTAGAGCTGGCTAGGGCCTATGTGAGAATGGGGATAACAGGCGACGGTTTAGCTAAAGCATTTGGTATTGCGCCGTGCACACTTTATAAATGGATGGATCTTCATGAAGACTTCAGAAAGATTATAGAAACAGAAAAATTTTCAGCTGACTCACAAGTAGCAGCTGCACTATTCAAAAAGGCCACGGGATTTACCAGGCTTTCCAAAAAGGCCATGCAACACGAAGGGAAGCCTGTTATTGCCGAATACGAAGAAGAAGTACCGCCAGACACCGCGGCCGCGTTCATCTGGCTTAAGAACAGACAGCCGCACCTATGGCGCGATAGGCACGAAGTAACAGGCGCTGACGGCCAGCCGCTGCAGGTTGAGCTGTCCTGGCTGAAGTCTCGCGAGATTGTCGACGCTGAAGATATCGACGCCAAAGATGCGCCACACCTTCCCGAGCCTTCAGACAAAAACCCCAATGAATCAAACACTTAGCGCAACTGACCGACGGATTGACACTCAGTCTGTCGCATGCCAGGCCGTCATAACGTGCGGTTTTGGCAGACCCCCCGCCCCCACCAATCGGCAGGCGGGGGGCGAGAGCCGTGGCCAGAAGCCATCCACAGATTTTTGCAGGTTGACCTAAAGACTCCCCTTTTATGGACTTCGACACCTACAGCCCTCGACCTTTTGCAGAACAGTTGCACAACCGCAACAAACGTTGGGTCACACTTGTCTGCCACCGTCGTGCCGGTAAGACGGTCAGTTGCTGTATGGAGTTGATCCTGGGGGCGTTAGAGACCAAGAAGCAAAACCCGCAGTTTGCGTACTTAGCGCCTTTCCGAGAGCAGGGCAAGCGCATTGCGTGGCAGTACCTGAAAGACCTAAGCCGCAAGTTCTGGTCGAAAAAGCCCAACGAGTCGGATTTGATTTTATATGTGAAGTCGCGTGGCGGCGAGGCGAGGATATTTGTTGGCGGCGCCGATAACCCGGACGCGCTGCGCGGGTTGTATTTTGATGGCGTGGTGCTTGATGAGGTAGGCGACATTCGCCCGACCGTGTGGTATTCGGTGCTGCGCCCGGCCTTGTCAGACCGTAAAGGATGGGCAGTCTTCGCAGGCACCCCGAAGGGTAAAAACATGTTCTGGGCGCTGCGCGAAGAAGCCCGCATTAACCCCAAGACGCATTTGTTGCTGGAAGTTAAAGCCAGTGAGTCAGGGTTGCTTGACCCTGATGAATTGAAAGACGCCCGGGCGCAAATGACCGAAGATGCGTACCTGCGTGAGTTTGAGTGCAGCTTTGACGCCAGCATTCCGGGGGCGTACTGGGCTAAGGACATTGAGCAGTTGTACACCCTTGGCCGTGTCACTGAACTGACGCCTGACCCAGATTTGCCTGTCGAAGTGGTGGGCGACTTGGGCTTTACCGACAGCTGTAGTTGGTGGGTGTGGCAGACCGCGCCCGATGGCTACGCCATCTTGGACTTCTATGAGGCCGATGGCCAACCCGTGCAGCATTACATCGACTGGATCAAGGGGTTGCCGTACAAGGTTGACAAAGTGTGGCTGCCGCATGACGCCAAGGCCAAGTCGTTGCAGACAGGACGCTCGATCATTGAGACGTTTTTGTCTAACGGCATTCGGCCCAACCTGGTGCCGGAGTTGAGTGTGCAAGACGGCATTGAGGCCGCGCGCAAAGTGATCCCGTTTTGTTACTTCAATGAAGAAGCCACGTACCGAGGGCTTGAGCATTTGCGTGCGTACTGCCGTGAGTGGGATGAGCGCAACCAGGTGTTTAAGCAAAAACCCAAACATGATTTGCACTCGCACGCCAGCGATGCGTGGCGCTATTTGAGTTTGTGCGCGCGCAAGTTTAATCACACGATGAAAGTCGCTGGCGGCCAAGAGGCTGCGCAGGCCGTGCAGCGTGCCGTGGATAAGCAGACCTACGGGTTTAGTTTGGAAGATTTGTACGAGAACAGGCCAACGCCGTCTAGGAGAATTTCATGAGTACAGAAACCGAAGGCGGCAAGTTAGAAACCGCTGATGACATTCGGGGGTCGATGCAGTCTAGGCCTGTGAAGCTGTGGCGCAAGGAGCTCGATAGCGCCAAGAAGTTTATGGAGAAGTTCCACAAATCGGGCACCAAGATCAACCGCCGGTACTTGGACAAGCGCGAGGCCACGCAGGACAACGAGGTGCGGGTCAATTTGTTTTGGTCGACCATGCAGGTGGTGATGAGCTTGCTGTACGCCAAGCCCCCGAAAGTTGATGTCAGTCGCCTTTATGCGGATTTTAATGACGAGCCCGCGCGTGTTGGCAGCGAAATACTGGAGCGGTTGTTGAACAACGACGTCAGCCAAGACGGCAGTCGCACCAGCAATTCGATTAGGCAAGCGATCCAGGACTGGGCGATCGTGGGTCTTGGGCAGATATGGAATCGGTATGACGTAGAGATTGCCGAGACGATTGACCCCATGACCGGCATGGCGTACAGCCAAGTGGTTGGCGAGCAAGCGCCCACGGAATACGTGCACTGGCAGGATTTCTTGTATTCGCCAGCTAGGGTGTGGGACGAGGTGCGCTGGGTGGCGCGGCGCAGCTACCTGACCAAGGAGAAGTTGGTTAAGCGCTTTGGCGAGGACGTGGCCAACATGGTGCGCATGGGCGTGGATAAGCAACAGAAAGAGACGCAGTACGAGTCGGACAAGTTGCCTGATGACCCGTGGACGAAAGCGCCGGTGTGGGAGATTTGGGACAAAGACACGATGACCGTGTACTGGTACACGGACAACTGCGACGTGATTCTGGACGAAAGGCCAGACCCGTTAAAGCTAGACGGGTTTTTCCCGTGTCCTGAGCCGTTGATCGCCAACGCGACCACGACCGAGTTGGTGCCACGCGCCGATTATTTGTTGGCGCAAGATCAGTTCGACCAGTTAGACGAAATCAACACGCGCATTGGTTGGTTGGTGCGGGGCATGAAGCTGGTCGGCGTCTATGACGCTTCGGCCGAGGGCGTGCAGCGTATGTTGAATCAGGCAACGGAAAACCAGCTAATCCCCGTAGACAACTGGGCGATGTTTGCTGAGAGTGGCGGCGTGAAGTCTAAGATTGAGTGGATGCCGATCCAAGACGTTGCGGCCGTGGTCGAGCGCTTGGTTATGCTGCGCGAACAGGTTAAAGGTCAGATCTACGAGGTGTTGGGTATTTCTGACATCATGCGCGGCAACAGCAAAGCGTCCGAGACATTGGGTGCGCAGCAGATCAAAGCGCAGTTTGGTTCGACTCGCGTGCAGCTCAAGCAGTTTGAAGTGGCCAAGTTCGTGCAGCGCGCGCTGAACAACAAGTCTGAAATTATCTGTCGGCATTTTCAGCCACAGACGATTGCGCGACAAAGCAACGTCATGATGACGCCAGATGCGCAGTTTGCCATGCAGGCCATTCAGTTGATTAAGAACCCGGAAGCGAGCAAGTACCGTGTTCACGTACAAGAAGAGACGATGGCTTACGTGGATAAGAACGCGGAGAACCAGCGGCGCACCGAGGCGCTCACGGCTATTGGTCAGTTTATCCAGCAGGTCATGGGTATGTCGCAGCAAATCCCAGGCGCTGCGCCGTTCATGATGGAAATCGTCAAATGGTATGGCGCAGGTTTTGCCGGTTATCAGGAGATCGAAGGCATCATGGATCGGGCAATCGACATGGCCAACAAGTCGTTGCAATCGCCCCCACCCCCGTCACCGAAAGAAGTGGCCGAAGTGCAGCGCGATTACGCTGAGATTCAAGAAAAGAAAGCAGGCGCTTTGGAGCGCAGGGCTGGGGCGTCGAAAGACTTGGCTGAGGCTGCGCTTAAAGCGCGCGAGGCCGGGATTAGCCCGCCGCCTGTGCCGCCTGAAATGTTCTTGCCACCGATGGGTGGCCCACCAGTTTCACCGGGGCAGGGAAGACCCCCACCTGCGCCTGTCTCCCCGCAGGGCCCTGGACAGCCTCCCTCGGCTGCGCCCCCGGTGAACCGCCCACCACCACCACAGCGGCCTCCCATGCCTGCGCCACAGCAGCCCCCACAACAACCTCAGCAGCCACAGATGCCGCCTAGACCGCCTATGCCGCCCGGAGGACAGCCATGACACGCAGAC